TTCTGGGTGGCGTGATCGTCAAGACTGGCCTGACCGTAGACGCCTCGGGTAATCTGAGTGCCAACGTGACAAGCGTCGCTGGACGGACCGGCATAGTCACACTGTCGGCTAGTGACGTGAGTGGGTTGGCAACGGTAGCGACCACAGGTGCTTACGCAGATCTGAGTGGCAAGCCCACGATTCCGGCGGCTCAGGTCAATAGCGACTGGAACGCCGTATCTGGGGTAGCTCAGATACTCAACAAGCCGACTATCCCAGCCGCACAGGTCAGCAGCGATTGGAATGCCTCTTCTGGTGTGGCACAGATACTGAACAAGCCTACGACGTTCACTCCGCCGATTGCTACCGCTAGTGTCCTTGGTGGCGTGAAGATCGGTAGTGGTGTTACCGTCGCAGGTGATGGTACGATCAGCGTCACGGCCTATTCACTTCCGACTGCAAGTGCCAGCGTCTTGGGTGGTGTGAAAGTTGGTACAGGATTAGCCGTCGCTGGGGATGGGACGCTTAGTGTCAGCAATATCGATCTCGGTTCGTTCTTCCCGGGGATTCCGGCTAATAGTCAGCGAATGGCTCGTACCAAGATTATACGCACCATCATACTGAAGGCTGGATTGCCTTCCAGTCAGGCTGATGCCGATGCAGCAGCGACCGCGGCAACCACGCTGACGATCAAGCAGAACGGCACTTCGATCGGCACAGTCAATTTCGCGGCCGGAGCAAGCATCGCAACGTTCACGTTCAGTGCCGATATCACGTTGACTGCTGGTGACGTACTGGCTATCGATAATCAAGCAAGTGCCGACGCGACACTCGGCAACATCTCAATCACGTTGGCTGGGCTTCGAGGTTAATAATGACAATCTGGTATCTTGATCCTGAAGGCGGTAACGATAGCAACAACGGCCAGTCGTTCGCTAATCGCAAATTAACCGTCCAGAGTATCACCGCCGCAGCAGTGGCGGCCGGGGATGAAATCCGATGCATCGCGTCAGTTGATCCGTGGAGTGTAGGCAACGCTACCTGGACAGACAACAGTGCCAGTATCACGCTGGCTGCCGCGCAGACCTTGACGTTGGATAACTGTGACGTCGTGTGGACGGCTGGAACGAATGTGACTGCAGCATTGACAACTCAGCGCCGCAAGCAAGGTACGAATGCGATGCAGTTCACGATGGGGGCTAGTTACGCTGGCGGACTGATTGGATACAAGGCGTTCGGCAGCACCCAGAACTTGAGCGCCTATAACTGCATTTCGTTCTGGTTCTATTCGTCAAACACGTTCGTAGCAGCAACCGGTATCAATCTACGGATAGCGCTGTGTTCGGATGCGGCAGGTGCCACGCCTATCGCCAGCTATCCGTTGTCCGCGGCATGGTTATCTCTACTGAACACCGCAAGTTTGCCGAACAACCCGTGGCCTATTCTGCTCAACGAAGGTGGGTCAGCGCTACCTAACGGTGTGAACTCGATTGCCATCTATGCCGATGCCCAACCGCGTTCCGGGTTAAACCTTGTGTTCGACAACATCATCGCAACGACGCCGTCCAATGCCGCTGGGCATTTGTCACACGGATGTCTCATCAGTAAGAACACTACTGGCGAGCCGGAGTTCTATCCGATCCAATACATCGACGGCACTACAGTCAACCTCGGGAGCAGCGCCGACTTTTCGCTAGCTTCCGGATCACGTCCGTACCGAGGCACTACTGCGACAGTCACCACGTATGCGTTGCTCGGCTTGCGTCCATTACCGTGGACCACTACCCAGAGCACCACGTCCAAAAGTGGGGTGTTCGGTAATCCAATCAAGTGGACGGGTGGTTGGGATCGTACTACGATGACCACCCAAACCGGAAGGTCCTGGTTCAACGGATTCGCAGGCATGTTCACCAACGGACTTACGGTCTCGAATGACTTCCACCTGTTCGACGATCTGACCTTCGCGTTTACTGGCTACACTAACGGAATTAACTTATCCATCGGCAAAGGTTCTAAGATACGAATCTATTCAGCAAGCAACTGCGGTCAGGCAGTATCAGGCGCTTCCGGGGCGAGCTGGTACTCGCGGTATATTGAGGTTAACTCAATAACGGCGTGTCTTGGTCAGGACGTTGCAACAGCGATTTCCACCGAATCTGGATTCTACAAGGCGCGGCGGATACATCACGGCACAGCGGGCGGGATCCAAACTAGTTCAACACTTCCAAACATGCGACAAGCGGCACGCTGCGTCATTGGTCAGATTGATAACAACACGGGTTACGGAATTAACTTTGGGACGGCGGTGACGCTGACTATCGACGGGCTGACGCTGCAGAACAATAGTACAGCGTCTATCAGCACCGGGTCCAGTGGTCAGCTTACGCTGAACAGACCAATCCTGAACGATGCGACATTTGCGTCAATAAGTGCCACGGATGCGATGATCAAAGTCAATCAAGCGAACGGTAATCGATATGACTATCGCATATACACGGCCTCGTACACGCTGCTCACTGATCAGGCTACGGTACACGCCCCGGCGACGCAGTCGTTGAAGTTCACGATGAACGACTTCAACAGGTTCCCGGCCTATCTGCCTGCCCGCATTTCATTGTCCAAGATTGCCTGTTTCGCTAACAAGACGATCACGTTCAAGATATGGGTACAGCGTACGACGCAGAACGTTCAGAACGGTATTGCCGTCTATGCAGGTCCGATCGCCGGGATGGTTGATACGTTTGTGCTAGGGACTGCGGCCAACGCAACGTGGGAACAGCTGACAGTCACGTTCACACCTACTGAAGACGGAGTGGCGGAAGTGTGGGGCACGGTTGCCGCATTGAATTCTAGTGCCAACACTTCCGTCAGTTACTTCAGTAATCCTACGGTGAGTTCAACATGAGTCTTCCAGTACAGTCTGATCTGTTGGGTCTGGGATGGGGCTTCGACGGGGAGCCCGCCGCTTGGGTTGCCCCGTCGCCGCTGTTCGCAGAGTACTCCATGCGTTGGGGATTCGACGGCGAGCCTATGAACGCGCTTCAATCGGCGTCGACCGGTGGAGTCCCTATCATCAGTGGCAGTGCCTCGATACAGATACTTATGTGAAGAGGCCGTAATTTTATGTCATCGGCACCACACACTACACGAGATAAACTATGACGATCTGGTACGTTGACCCGGAAGGCGGGAACGATAGCAACGCGGGTACGAGCTTCGCGCTGCGCAAGAGGACGATGAACAGCATCGCCAGCCCTCAAGCCGGGGATCAAGTCCGTGTGATCGCGAGCCGTCCACGGCAGCAGCCGATGAACGTGACGTGGACGGATGGTTCGTCGGTGCTTACAATGGCAAACGGCGCAGTCACCAAGACGATCGACACGTGTGACGTGGTATGGTCGATCACAGGTGGGAATCCGAGTGCTGCCACCAACGTGCAGACGGTGGGCAGTCGTCGGGAAGGGACGGCTTCTGTTCAGTTATCAATTCCGGTTGGAACGTTTACCGGCAAGATCGCATATCACAATCTTGGGACGCCGGTTGACTTGAGTGGATATAAGGGTGTATCCATGGCGTTCATCCCGCCTAGCAATATTCCGGCGGGTAACACACTGGTCCTGGACCTCTGCTCCGATACTACCGGTGACGTGCCGATCCTCTCTATCCCGATGAACTACGGTAGCACGTCCAACGCCGCGTTCTCCAGCCCATCTGCTCAAGCCTGGACTGCAGTGGCATACGACACGGGAGCCGCGCTTCCGGCAGTCGTGCAGTCGATAGCGATTCGGATCGCGACGTCGCTGGTTGTGGGAGGCACTGGCGTTCTTATGTACATCGATAACATCCTCGCAACCTTGGGTTGGGACGATCCGAATCACGTATCTCACCTGTCGGTGATCTCGAAGGACACAGTGGCTGAGCCTGAGTATTACCCGGTCATGGCTATCAGCGGCACCTCACTGCGTATCGGAAGCGTGTCGGACACCACGACGTCGGCGCGTCCGTACAAAGGAACCACCGAGACGGTCCCCACGTACTTCCGGCTAGCAACTCGTAGCTGGGTCGGTACGGATAACCGGCTGAACAACGGCGGGACTGTAGGTAATCGCATTGTTGTCAGCGGAGGGTGGGATCGCACAGCAATGTCTACCCAGTCCGACTACACGGTGCTCACTGGAATGGGCGCGCTCGGGACGGCTATTGATATCGGGAGCTGGTTCTCTTCGGCGTTCAACTCCGTGGAGGTGTCAGGCTTCGGCTACGCTAACTTCCCCGGAACGCTCATTCAGATCGCACAAGGGACGGGCGATCACAAGTTCGTGTATGAATTCGTGATCGGCGGGTACTTCACGAGCCTCACCTATGTAGGGTCGGCGTCCAACGCTGGATTGCCCTATGAACTGACGGTCAAGCGCAACTACGGGTTCAACAACGGAAGTGGTCCGCTCGCGTCCGCCACAACGCTGTGGGCTATTGGATTCACGATGGCTCCGGTCAAGCTGTACATCCGACGCGTTCACGGCCGATCCGACGGTAGCGGTATGGTGCTTCCGAGTGGCAACCGCGAGACCATGGACGTCACGATCGACCGGATCGACAACAACAGCGGCGCAGCACTGGCGGTCGCCAGCTTCTACACCAACTTCCAGTATCTGCGTGGGTGTACGCTTCAGAACAACGACAGCGGTGACTTTGCCAACGGAAGTATCCAGCACACGCTGCATCTTGATCGCTGCTTCTTCTCCACGACGCCCTCAGTCAACGCCTTCTCGGATGACGGCTGGTCCGGCAAGCTCTTGGTGACTGCAGCCAACGGCAACGCATGGGACAACCGTGAGTATTCGAAATACTACACGTGGATATCAGATCAGGCTACCCGACATTCGGCGGATGGAGTAGCTTGGAAGATCTCGATCCGGAACGCCAGCTTCTTCACGGCAGATGCGCCAGTTAAGAAGTCGCTGGTGAAGATCCCGTGTAAAGCGAATAGTCCGAAGACGGTCAACATGTGGATGCAGCGCGACAACGTCGGGTTGAACATGGGGCTAATGACCATGAGTGGATACGTCGCAGGGGTGGTTGATCAGCAAGTGGCAATGACCGCGGGTGCTGGAACATGGCAACTGGTGACGCTGAATTTTACACCAATAGAGGACGGACTAGTCGAGGTGTGGGGTTACGCCTACGGCGGTACGACGTACAATGGCTGGTTTAGCGATGTGTCCGTGACGTAAGAACACGTGGAGGGACTAGTCCCTCCGCATCTCACAGAGAACAATATGGCTATTGGATTTAACACCGCGAACAAGACGTCGGGCATGACCATATCGCCAGACGGGCGGACTGCCACGAACTCTGCGGCAAATGGTGTAGCAAGCGGAGTTCAGGGGCTTCTGGCGTTGACGACTCGGTGCTACATCGAGTTCACTGTAATCGCCAACGCAAACACCAACTCCGCAACCTCCGGCGTAGGTATCGGTCCGGTTGGTATCGACCTGACACAGATGGCTGGTAGTGTGGCAACCCATTCGGCGGCCGCACTGTTCACTACGCTGACCGGCATCTACTTCAACGGCAGTACTCTGCGTAACATCGGCGGAGCTACTCCCGCTGGAACCACTATCGGGATGGCGTGGGATCCGGCCACGCGGAAGGTGTGGTTCCGCAGCACGTTCAACACGAATGGGACAACCACTTACTGGAATGCATCCGACGTATCCGGTATCACTGAGAATCCGGCAACTGGACAGGGTGGTTACGTAATCGCTGGTGCCGAAACCATGTATGCAGTGTTCCAGTCCACAGTCAACGGGATGTCGCTGCTGATGAACAGTGGTGAGTCGCCGTACGTGATGATACCGCCCGACATGTCACCAGCCGGTTCGAAGGTCTGGTATGTGGATCCGGAAGGTGGACAAGATACCGGCACTGGTCTGTCGTTTATTCAACGCAAGCGTGTGATTGGTGGTCCTACTGGTATCCCGTCTTCGCTGGCGGGTGGCGATGTTATCCGTGTGATGGCGAGCCGACCGAAGAGCTTGGTGGGCAACGCAACGTGGACGGACAACAGCGGTACTGTCACGCTGGATGCGTCACTGTCGGGGCTCACGCAGGTGGTAGACAACTGTGAAGTCGCGTGGCTTCGCACTGGAGGCGCAGCCAGCATTTCCACGGCGTCGACTGTGATCGTCAACAGCCGCGAAGGGAACAACGCGATCTCGATCGACATTCCGGCGAGCGGCACAGGCAAGCTCGCGTATAAGACGTTGGGCGCGGCGTTGGACTTGAGTGCGTTCACAGGCGTTTCGATGAGCGCATGGTACACGGGCAGCACGGCGACTCCTGCACCCGGAGTCTTGGTCCTGGATCTGTGCTCGGACGCCACTGGTGACGTACCGCTGAAGACTATTCCGTTGAACTACGGGAACAGCGCGTCTCTGACGCTGCCTACCACGAACGGTTCCACCATCCTGATTGGTGATACGCAAGTAGCCCTCCCGTCAGGTGTCAACTCAGTGGCTCTGCGATTGACTGCCGCCTATGGGACGACGCAAACCATAATAGTGGACAACATCATTGCGACGAAGAGTTGGAGCGATCCCAACCACATTTCGCACATGAGCCTGATATCGAAGGACAATGCTGCAGAACCTGAGTATTATCCTATCATGTCGATCAGCGGTACGACGGTGGTGATCGGTGGTATTGCCGAGCGAGTGCGTGGGGCCAGCGTTCCCCAACCGCGCCCCTATCGTGGAACTACCGAAACAGTGCCTACGTACTTCCGCACACCGACGCGATACAACTGGACTACCGCACAGAGCGCCATTGTCACCGGCGGGACTGTCGGTAATCGAGTGGTGGTGAGCGGAGGCTGGAGTCGTACCGATATGAGCACTCAGACTGACATCACGGTGTTCAGCGCTGTGGGTGCATACAGTCAGGTGTTCAGCGTAGGACCCGGTATCAGCTCAGTAGAGGTGTCGAGCTTTGCGTACGCACACTTCAACAACGGCAATCTGTTCCAGACCAGTTTCTTGGCGAGCGGGGACTTCAAGCATCACGTGTCGTTTGTGGCCGGATGTTGGAATACGCCGTTCATTCGCACCGACACGTCACCGGCCAATGGTCAGCTGTACGATCTGCGCATTTCGCGCGGGTGGACCTTCAACTCCGGCGCGCTGGTCCTGGACAATGCGAATATCTGGAAGGTCAACGGGATGCAAACTCCGTTGAAAGCGTACTTCCGACGGCTGCACGGTCGCTCAGAAGGCTCAGCGATAACGCTTCCCAACGGAAGCCGTGAGTTGATCAATATGCGTATCGACATGATCGACAACAACTCGGCTTTTGCGCTGACTGACAGCACGACGTATTACCTTCAGAACTGCTACCTGCGGAATTGCGTGATGCAGAACAACGCACAGGGCGACTTCGCACCGGGTCTGGTGCAGCTCAACCTGTTCTTGGAACGATGCACGTTTCAGGGTCCAGTCATTAGCGGTAATCCCAACACTGGTCTAGGTTCACCGTTCAATAACGGCGGATGGGCCGGTAAGATTCTGGTCAACGCGTTCGGCGGCGTGACGTGGGACAACCGCGAATACTCCATGTGGTATCGGTGGGTATCGGACAACGCGAATAGGCATATCCCAGCAGGTCCGCCATCGCAAGGTGCCAGCTGGAAAGTGTCGCTGTACAACTCCACGCTGTTCACGGCCGATTTCCCGGCTCGCAAGTCGCTGGTCAAAGTCGCGTGTAAAGCCAACGAAGCGCGCACCGTCAGCGTGTGGTTGATGCGTGACGATCCTGGATTAACTCTGGGTCTGATGACGCTGTCCAGCTACGTCGCGGGTGTGACGCGACAGCAAGTGCCGATGACCGCAGGTGCTTCGACGTGGCAGCAAGTATCGATCTCGTTCACGCCGACGGAAGACGGTCTGGTAGACATCTGGGGTTACGCCTTCGGCGGCACTACGTTCAACGGCTGGTTCAGTGATGTATCAGTCACCTAGGAGATAGCATGTCCCAGCCAGTAGCAGACGGGGTGGCCCAATTCGCGTTCGCGTGTCTTGGGGACCCCTATGTGGTGATTCCAGCCAGTGCCGCGACCCCGAAGTACAACAGCTTCCCGTTCGCTGTAGAGGGTGAAGTGTACAACGACGGGTCCGTGGGATTGTCTGCCAACAGTCAGCAGCAGCCGATCGTCATGATCTGTATGTAACGCATTCAAAAAGAGAACCATATGAATTTTCAAATCACACAAGCGGCACTCGATGCGTTGGCGGTCACTCCGGGATTGAGGCCCACCCTGTATCGCCTCGGTAGCGGCACTGGCTACACACCGGTTCCCGGCGATATCGCTATCCACGGTGGTCTGATCTATCAGGGATCGCTGACCACACAAGACGTCGTCAGTGGTAACATCATCCGCCAATCGGTGGTGCTGCCGTATGACTTGGGTCCCTTCGATTTCGGTGAAGTCGGCCTGTACACCGAGAGCGGTATGCTGTTTGCATTGGGCGTGTGTGACGTGCTCATGCACAAGACGGTGAACAGCGACACCACGAAAGCCAATTCCATTCGCTTCGACGCGTATCTGTCGAGCGTCGGCTCCATGTACAATATGTGGCTGGACGTTGCGGAAACTAGCAACGCCTTCCAGATGGCAGTGCTGGATTCGGTTGATCAGTTGCCGATGGCGGCTAACAGTGTTCCGGCTGCGTACATCATTCGCGGCCGCAATCTGGCAGACAGCTTCCGTGCCTACACCGATGGTTACGGTCTGTGGAACTTCGACGAGTACGTGGTAACGCCGACTCCGAGCACGGTAGTGTCGGCAGACATGAACAGCATAACGCTGCCGATCTCGGATTACTACGGATACACGAGTGTCACGTCGGATGGTGACCTGATCGTAGAGTTTATCACGGGCGCTTGCTACTCGACGCCGCGTATCGTCCACCAAGCTGTCATCAGCGGGGCGAACATCACGCTGATCTATAAGACCCCGCTGCAAGTATCACCGCAGCCGGGCGACCAGTTCCTGATCTTCAAGCGACGCACGGGCACGCAGTACGTGTTGCCCATCGCGAGCTCGACGATTCTGGGTGGTGTGAAGATTGGTTCTGGTATCACCATCTCGGCAGACGGCACGATCAGCGCAGCAGGTGGTGGCGGAGGCGGCTCGGATTACACTCTTCCGGCGGCAACGACGTCTGTTCTGGGTGGCGTGATCGTCGGCGCTGGATTGGCTGTGCAGCTCAATGGTCTGATCAACGTGAAGGCCGCAACGTCGGCGCAGATCGGTGGTGTGAAAGCCGGAACCTCGATGACCATCGCAGGTGACGGAACGATCGACTACAATCTTCCGAAAGCGACTGCCGTGGTATTGGGTGGTATCAAGGTAGGTACGGGCTTGACAGTCGCCGCAGACGGTACGCTGTCAGCAGTGGCTACGACCAATCCGTACGACATGCCGATTGGATACATCGGGGCAATGCCCGCCAACAATGCGCTGATGGCGCGTGTGATGTTCGCACGTCAAGTTCAGTTCCCGAATAACTTCACAGGTTCGGTGGCGAGTGCAGCGACGGCGGCGACGGGTACGGTTGTCCTGTCCGTGCGTAAGAACGGTACGGAAGTCGCACAGGTGACGTTCTCAGCTGGACAAGCGACTGGTGCAGTAACCGGTGCCAGCGTCACGTTCAACGCTGGTGACGTGCTTACTCTGTACACGACCCAAACGATTGCCGATGCCACGTTGGCGAACATGAGCGTCACGCTGACGGGTACGCGCCTGTCCTAAGGAGTGCCGGGCCATGGAATTTTATAAGGTAGCGGCACGTAACGGCGGCATTCGCACCGACCTCATTCTGTACAAGGACGACAACGGTGTGAAGTGGAATGTGCCGAGCGTACATCGGATCTGGCGTGAAATCTATCTGCCTTGGCTGGCAGCAGGTAACACGCCGAAGGAGCCAGACACGTCAGATAACGCCAGAGGTTAGTAATGATAGAGCAACTGAACTTCCCGTACACTGCGGTGAAGGCGGACGGGCAGATGATCATCGCACAGTCCCCGTCGGTCGATGCACTACCGTCCAGCGCGACGGTAGTGGATCAGGTTGGTCACAACAACGTGGTGCTGACAGCAGACCTCAACGATAGTTATCGATTGGGGATGTACCAATACACGACGATCCGCAATCGGTGGCAGATGGTGCTCCCGTACGAGGTCATCTGTTCGGAGCTGTTCGGCATCTCCACGATGTACGTGTGTCTTCCCAACGATGGGGACAATCTGCTGCCGATAGGCGATACGGGGCAAGCACTGCTGACCGTAACGCGGAACGGCGTGTCGATCTCCAACTACGACCGCACGAACACTGGATTGGCGTTGCAGTTACCGGCAGTCCGTGGTGATGTGTACGGTATCCTGTGTGCGTCTCCGATCACCGCAGCAACCGTAATACCGGCTGGAATAGCAGACGCACCGTTTGATAGCAGTCCCTACGTCCGCACTAACGGGATGTGGGACACGCTTCAAGATCACCTCAACGAAGGCGAATTCACAGGTTCCTAAATGGCTACGAAATTAATTCATCTACACAATAGCACGGCCGGGAAGGTTCCGCTGCCTTCGGAGTTGGTTGCAGGACAGATCGCAATCAATACCGCGGATAAGAAGATCTTCATTCTGGCCGCCGATGGTACGGTAGCATCTATCGCTGGCGGAGGTGGTGCTGGATCAGTAACCAGTGTGAACGGCGTGGCTCCTGACGGAGGCGGTAACGTCGCACTCACAGCATTCAATCTCGGTGCGTCTACCGTAGGGAACTCGATATTCACAGCGGTGACCGCGGCAGCAGCGCGCACTGCTCTGGGGGCAACTACGGTAGGATCGTCGGTGTTCACAGCAGCGACTGCAGCAGCAGCGCAATCCGCAATCGGCGCGACTTCAGTTGGTAGCGCAGTGCTGAGTGCGACGGATGCTCCGACTGCAGTCAGTGCCTTGGGTGCGTCATCGGTAGGAGCCGCAGTCTTTACGGCGAACAATACTGCGACTGCGCAATCAGCTCTCGGTGCTACGGCGATTGGTAAGTCGATCTTCACGGCAACGGATGCACCGACTGTCGTGTCGTTGCTGCAAGTAGTTCCGTCCGGCTCAGTAGGCGCAGCCAACGGCGTAGCTCCGCTGGATGTCAACGGTAAGGTGCCGGTCGCCAATCTGCCGTCGTCTATCCTGGGGTCGGTGAACTACCAAGGCACGTTCACTCCCGGATCGTCCACGCTCCCCATCGCAGGTGTTGGTAACAAGGGATGGTACTACGTCACGACGTCAGGCGGCACGTACACTCCGCCGGGTGGAACGCTTATCACGTTCAGCCAAGGCGACTGGCTGATATCGGATGCTTCCAAGTGGTCAGTGCTCGACTCGCAGGATGCAGTCACTGCGGTGAACGGCAAGACGGGTACAGTCACATTGGTTGCTGGTGACATCACGAGCGGAACGTTCGGTGCTGCTCAGTTGGGTTCCAATCCGGCTACAGGTATCCGTGTGCTGACTACGGATGCTGGCGGAAGCCCAACATGGTTGACCGTTGCACCGTCGGGTGTTCTGGGTGCGAATCCGGGTACGACCAAGGTGTTGACGACAGACGTTGCAGGGAACCCGACATGGGTGACGGCGATTCCGTATGCAAATCTTCCGGTAGCAACTGCTTCTTCGCTGGGACTGGCACAAGCTGGATCCGGTTTGTCGGTGGTCTCCGGTGTGATGAGTGTGAACACATCAGCTTTGACACTGGACGAAGGAACCTACGTCGGAGCGTAACCCTTGGCTTCGTCGTGTAATTTTATGCTGTAACACTTTGTTACAGAACGATCTTGCGCGACGGGGCCAACGATGTGCACAACAGATAAAGCAATTGAATCACAAGAAGTACTCACTGAGTATGCAATCGCGGCGATCCGCAGGAACGCTAAGCGAACGCTACTTTATTCTGGACACTGTTACTACTGTGACGAGACGGTACGTTCGCCGCATCTTTTCTGCGATCTCGATTGCCGCGATGACTGGGAACGAGAGAAACGGTTGAAGGAGATCGCTGGTAAGAAATAACCAAAGGGTCCGCACGAGTGCTTGCTCTGCGGACCCTTGACTCATTGAATGGCACATCCCCTCACGCACGGTATCCTATGTATCCATCCAACGCGGTAGTACGTCGGCAGGCGGTCGTAGAAGCCACGCCGGTGACAATCGGTGACGCAGGTGCGGTCTACAAGCCGGGTCAAGTCATCAACCATTCCATTGTGCTGAACCCTGGACACAGCTTCGACAGTCCGACAGGGTTTTCGGCCGTCTCGATGTCCGTGAACAATACGGTATTGTTCGTGTCGACGGTCGACGGTGTCAGCACCGAACAGAAGGTCAACAGTACCCTGTCGATGAACGAAAGTGTGGATTCGTTCAACATCCGTAACCTGAGCTATGCCGTGGTCGGGGTCCTACTCACGTTCATCACAAAGGAGGCTTAAATGCCCACTCCCGTCGTAGGCGATTGCGCAGATTGCATTGTCGCACTGCCGCAGACTCCACCCAAAGCTCTGAAGCTCGAGACTTACGTATCCACAGGGAATCGTCTGGTGATTCAGCGTGTCGGCACGTTCACCGGATACTATCCCTCCAATTCGGACCCGATGGTCCACGCAGGGCCAATGGCACCGGCGAGCAGCTATACCGTGCCTTCACCCGTTTCTGGTCTGTTTGTAGCTACAAATCAGCCTCTTAGCGTGACTGTGACGAAGGCTTCGGTCTCCATGACGTTCATTGTGAACCGTATGCTAGTTCTCGATGATACGTATGATTCGGTATCAGTGGTCAATACCGGAACCAATACGGCAGACGCCACTATCAGTTACGTGACTCCGTAACGTCAAAAGCCCCATCCGAGTGTGATATCGGATGGGGCTTTTCTCATTCTGCGCGCTTACAGGCTGGAGAACGGCTTGTTTAACCAAGCAGAATACTCACCGGGTTTCCACCCACGAGCTTGCTGTTCCTGGTCAACCTTTTCGCATGTGGCAACCAGCCGCCTGACATCTTCGGCAGTTGGTTTGAAGCGCTTCGCTGCGGCAATAAGTTCAGTAACCGTCACGTGCAGTTCCTCAGTGATTACTTCAGCGAACAGGCTTTCAGCGACTTATCGAATTCGACCGGAATCGGATTCTCCTTCAAGAAGCTGTTGGCTTCTTCCAGCCATGTACGCACTTCAGCAGTGAGCTCGACTTTCTTACCCACACTGATGTGCGGAGTGTAGTCGTCGAAGCTGTGCTTGAATTGCTGGCCGATCAGCTCGTAGTGCAAGCTCATCAACTGCGGACTGTTGATCAACGCAACGATGATCTTCTCACCGTCTCGCTCTTCCCACACCACGAACTCCGTGAGCTCACCGCTACACGTCCGATCCTTTGGCACGTTGACTTCGGTGGGGATATCACCCGCATGGTACAGCACGGTAGTATGGAACTCCGTGCTGTTGCGGGTTTTGAACGGCGCGTTCTTCAGGATGCGGCTGAGCAACACGACGGTGCTTTCCGTAGGATCGACCCACACGTAGAAACCACCCGTGGGGTCGCTGCCCGCGATTTCGTCGTACAAGATTCTTGCTGTGACTTTGTTCACGGGCTATCCTTACGTGTTGAAGTTGCAAAGCTGAAGCGTGATGACGGCACCAACGTTGGCGGAGTATATGATTTCATCGCCGGGCAAGAACATTGCAGTGTCATGGTGACGTCGACCATAACCACCACCGCCGTCCTTAGTGTTGCGCGAGACCATAGCACCATTGACGGACATGGAAGTGTTGCGCGACTGGTCGTCGACCACCCATGTATGGCAGACACCCTGCTTGAATGTCCGAATCGCATTGTTGCTGGTATATCCAGGAACTGTGTTGCCGCCACCATTGATGACGATGTTGGGTGCCGTCATGGTGAACGAGATCATCGCGTTGTTACCACCGCTCGGAGTATAGCTGTAGGGCGGAACGCTGATGGTACCGTCACCCGCTTCGTTGATTCCCGAACCGATCTTCACACCGCCGAGCTGTCCGCCGTTAGCTATCGGCAGCACATACGGAGGAGGCGGGCTGTACGGCGGATTGGCACTGATACGTCCGTTGCCATCTACAGTCAGGTAATCACCGACGATCACACCACCGAGGCTACCCGTCGTTGCTTTCGGCAGCACATACTGAGCCGGGATCACGGGCGGATCTACGATCTGGCCGTAGTAGACAGTACCGCCGCGCTGATCGTCGCGATAGATACGCATCTGCGAGCCAATGGTCGGCGCACTCAACAGCGGATTGGCATTCAGGTAGAATCGGTAGTTGCCGCCCGACACCACCACTTGCGATACCGAACGGAAGAACTGGTCGGCAGTCTTGATGACGAAACGTCGGTTCACAGTAGTCAGATCCGACGGGCGGAACTGTGCAGCCGGGAACTCGATCCACGTAGTCGTGCTGTTGGCAACGGTGAACGCTGAACCGTTTGCCGACGCGTATTCCATATAGCCAGTGGATTCGAGGGACCACGTAGCATCGCTGGTGTTGGTCAGCAACGAGCTGTCCCCATGCGAGTTCAGTTCACGCACCAGAACCAGAGGGATATCCGGATTGGCCGACAGTACCGGCGGATACACATCGCTCCAGTTGTAGACTTCCCATACCGCCGGAGGGCCGTTCATAGTGTCGATCTGGAAGACTGCCGTGGACTGTTGCAGCTTCAGCAGCGCGTGGAACGTATAGCTCGACACGACGTTGGTTCCCAGCGAGCTGTACTTCGTCTGCGGAGTTTCGAACACAGCCTTCGCGAACATCGTGCCGTCTTGCAGGAACACTGCGACCTCACCGAAGTCGAAGGGGCCAGCGTCCGGCGGGATCTCCAGAACGATGTCGATAGTGTTGTTGCCGATATTGTTGTACGTGGTGGGGACGCCGGTGTACAGCAGATTGCCGTTGATCCCAGCGTCGGTAGTCTGCGGGTCGTACCCGTAACCACTGCCGATCTGAAAGCTGGTGATGTGGATGTACGGTCCAGTCGGGGTTGCGACACTGGCAACCGCCAGCCCCCGATCGGTGATGAGAAACAGTGGAGTACCTGCCATGATATGCCTTGAACGTTATACGTTGGTTAGATGAGGCGCGGGCTGATAACGTTCAGCGGACGCGACTGCTGATCCTTCTGCAACCCGAAGAAGTAGTTGCGGATACCATAGCTAAGGTCGAAGTTCGCCGGGAATGTTCCCAGATTGGTCTTGCCCGTGGTCACAGTCAGCGCTTCGGTATCCGTCCAACTCAAATTAAGGATGCCGCTGCCGCTGCTACTGTTCGCACTGGTAGGGCTCAACACACTCGTCGTAGTGTTGCCCGGGATGTCGGCGTACAGCTTGATGAAGTACTGACGCGCCAGAAGCTGAGCTGCTGACGGGCCCGACGCCGCGTTCATCAGCAGACCGTTGATCTGGAACTGCGATGCGAACTGCGTGAGGTTGAGGCCTAGGGCACGAGCTTGCACACCCAAGAAGCCGAAGTACGCATTGGTGTCCGTCATGTTGACGATACTACCAACCAACTGAACGTATCCAGCGTCTGCCAGCGAAGGGCTGCGCACAACGTCGATGTTCTGCGAGTACAAGCCGATGGAAGGAGTAGCAGGTGCCGCCGGAAGGTTGAGTTTCACGCCGCGGATGATGACGGTGCCACCCAGACGATTGATACCGTTCATGTACCACTGCGCGCTGATGTTCTGCACAGCGAACGTGATGACTGGACGGTTCAGATCAGCCATCCATGCGGGAGCCGCACCTGTGCCGATTGGAGCGCCGTTGAAGTCACCGTACTGAGCATCGCCGTAGAACGTCAGGGTTACACGTCCACCGTAGATGTTGAAGTCGGCGTTCATCGAGAACGACTGTCCGGCTTGCAGTGCGATCGTGGTATCCGCCGCGCGATATTGACCGAAGGGGCTTTGCGACGACAGGTAGGCCAGCGCATAGTCCAGCGAGCGGAACGGTGCGGCTTTCGTGCCGTGTGCCGGATCGTCGACTCCAGTGCTGGAGTTCACGTAGTAAGCAGTCGAACCGAGCTGACCGCCGACGTACAGTCCGTCACCAACGCTCTGAATGGTATTGCCAGCACGCGCAGACAACGGGACCAGCGCCGGGTTCACAGCCTCGACGCCCGAAGTCATGGGTCGATGGACCTTCGCGGTCGCATCATACACATCAGGGTTTAAAAAGTTTGCCATGTCTTATTTACCAATATGGGGTGAACTGGCCGCTGCCCGGGACGACTTCCTTGAAGCCCTTCGGATTCACGAGCAGATTAGCGCGTTGATTGCCTACGACCTGTGACGGTATCCAGTCCGGGTGTGTACCCGTCCGTGCGGTAGGTATCACGGTGTAGACCGGGAGTCGAGCATCCGACCGACTGCTGCCCGGTACTGGAATCCAACCTACGGGTCCGTACAGAACCTTGTATCCGTCAGGCGTACCAGTCGTGGACGCGCCACCACACAGAGTGGTTGGCAACGTCGGCGTGTTGCTAACTGCCTGATCATGCAGAGTGTACGCGGGGAGCTTGTTGCCGGACTGGTCCTGAATCCAGGCAGTCGGCTGGCTCAGCATGTAGATGCTGGTGTAGTCGGTCGCCGCCGGATTGGACATCAACGCACCTGACGGGACGTTCGGAGCCGTGTCGTAAATCGGCGGACTATCCACACCCATACGCATGGTATTGGACAGCACGATTGCCGAGTCGCCCCACAGACCGATGGCTACGACCTTGGCGTCGGTGTATCCAGCTTCCAGGTGGTCAACCACCGGGATCTTGTAGTCGAGCCTGACAGACTCAAGAACCAGATTGTAGTTGGCGATTTCATAGAAGAAAGACACCAGAGTCTTGATGTCCAGCTTCTCCAAACCACCGGATGCAATCACAGCTACGTGCGTAGTCGGATACCATGTGCCGCCGTCCCAGATCGCGGTGCCGATAGTCGGGTCACCTTCGTCGTAGAAGTTCACATAGTCCTGCGTCCACTGCTTGCGCACGTCGAGGCTGGTGGACAGGCAGTAGTTGATGAAGTTGATGAACGACTCGGTGCCTTTGCCGAACCAGTATTGCCCGACCCATCGACTGATCGTCTGATAGTTGTCGCTGGTTACAACTCCGGCGTTCTGCAGCTTCATCCCCAACGCGTTCACTTGCTTGACCAGCAAGTCCCGCTCAGGCTGCGACCACGCCTCGAACGGGATGAGCTGGCTCTCGTTGATGTACGTAGCTTCCATCTCCGGATTGGTCACCCACATATTACGCAGGTTGCCCAAGATCTCCGTCTTCTTGTCCACAGTCGTTTCGAACACTTCGTCGACCGCGTCCATGAAGTCCGTGAAGTACGGGTTGATCTCCAGATACGGCGGCAGCAGGATTGACCGCGGTGTGCGATAACCAAGCCGCCGATTCTCAGCAGGATCGTTAGACGGTGGATCCGTCGTGTATTGGTAGCTCATGGTTTATCCGTTTGACAGACGCGTCGGATTGTTGCTGTCGATACGCTGCTGACGTTCCGCGTAGAACACGTTGATGGTCAAGCTGTTCAGCGAGTTGTAGCGAATCGGCGTGTTAGCGATCGTGGTAGGCGCACCACCCGTCGGCGTTATCGTACCGTTGTCCGTGAAGGTCAGCGGCGACGCAGCCGATACGTTAGCCAGAATACCTAGCTGGCCGCTCTTGCGACCCCAGACTTGATACGAGGCAGCGTTCACGACGGCGGGCCAATCAAGCTTGACCGCATAGCTATTTGTCACACTGACGATCTGCGGGAATGTCCAGTTGGTCGGAACACCGACTTCGCCCGTGGTAAGCGTGGTGCTGACTGCGTATGCGTATACTGACGAACCCAAACCACCACCGCCCGGAATCAGAGTGTACGTGGCATCAGGACTTTCCGGGCTGGTGACGACCATCGAACCAGTAGGAGCATTCGGGATGATGTACGATATCTGACCGGGAGCCGCAGCCGTTGCCACGTCGATCAAGTCGGACACGTAGAAGTTGGTCATCAACAAACCGGGGCGCGGAGCAAACAGCTTGGTGATCGCGCTGGTCACTGCGGTCTGCACTTGGGACGGAATAGCCGTGTTGAACACGTACACGTCCAGCGCCACGTCGCGCGGTACAGCGATCGGATCCTGCCACAGGAAGTACGGAGCGTACATCGTGACTGATTGGCAGTAGTCCGTGAAGCTCCTCTTCTGCGCCTGTGTCCACGGACTGCTGGTCAACCCGGCTACGCGGATAACGTTCATCCAGCGATAGTCCGAGGGGTTGATCTCACGCTGTGCCTGCGTCACTGCATCCAGGATACCGGGATACGTGGCGATGGTTGCTTGATACTGCGACTTGGTGACCGCCGACTGGTAAGTCCCGAATCCACCGGCTGCCACGTTCTTGTAGGCGACCACAGGCTTGTCGTTGGAACCACCGGTCGGATTGGCGTTGAACGTGCCGGTGATCTGCGGGAAGCCAGTGACGCTCACTGCCTTGTTGATGGTTACGACGTTGTTCCCGTTCGAACCCTGAGTAACCGGGTACGAGATGACAACCGCGTCGTTGACCTGCGGGATGGTGCCGAACTGGCCGTTCAACCCACCCAGATTACCGAACTGAATGAGCAACCGTCCGTCAGACATAGACAGGTCAGCGTAACCGGGCACACCGTCGAAGTTCCACAAGACGCCGAACGACTTGGGAATGATGGTGCCGTTCACCTGCACGATAACGTCCTGATCCGAGATCACGAACCCGTCTTGCGAGGACACGAACGTCTGCCGTTCAGTACCCAGACCGTTCATGGCGTAGCTGTAGACCTTGCCTTCATACAACGTTACTGCCAATGGCACGCCCGCCATGATGGTGATCTGCGAGCGGTTGAAGAAGTACGCGCCGCCACATGAGAACTGTGTCAGTGGCGGAAGGCTGACTGATACCGGGCTGTTGAGCGTACCGGTCACACCGGCCGGCAGATAGCGGGCGATACGCAGTCCCTGCATCTGCGTGATGGACAGGATCGAATCGTCAGCCTGTGCCGTTTCCGAGAACACGTCCTCGACTTCGCGCATGATACGGCCTTGCGCAAAGGCACCAACAGCGCTGATAAGTTCGATCAGGGTTTGCGATGTCTGCGTTGTGAGGTTGCCTACCCAAGTAGGCTTGTTCGCCAACGCCTGTTGGAACTGTGCGACGAACTGGTCAACGTCCGCGGTCAGGTCCGACAAAACGAGATTGGTGGTTGCCATCTATTTCTCTACTGAGTGATCGTGAAGTTAATGGCCTGTCTTGCACTCGTGAGTCCTACACCAAACGCCAGCCTCACGTTGTAACCGGGGAGCGTCAGGTCAGGTGTGATAAACGAGTTAGACATGTCGAGGTTGATGCGCGGTTCCCAGCGAGCGATAGCCTGGATCATCGCGATCTGCATCTTGTTGGCGGTTGTCTGATCGATCGGTTCCTGCAAGAACTGATACCACATCGAGCCGTACTCCGGCTGGAAGATGCGGGACCGGGAACCTATGGGGCAGTTGAACAGATTGAAGAGGCTACACAACTGGATAGCCTGTGCGTCAGGCAAACGATCCGGTAGATTGTTCATACCGAACTGAGTATTTACGTCGATCCAGGTTGCGCCGTCCAACGACGTCTGGTACGAAGTGAGTTGAGCGGCCATTGCTATACCCTGTAAAATTCGGATTGTTAGATCGGCTGATTCGGCTTGCCAGTCGTGCGCTCGTTGCCGTCGTCAGTGTATTCGTGATCGTGATTGTCGTAGGTGCTGCGCATGTTCCCGACGGTCTTGGAGTTACCCGAACTCGTCAAGTCGGTAATGTCACCACCGGCCGCGATCGTGGAATCCGCAACGATGGGGCCGTGGAAGTTATGTGCCGACGCAGTGTACGTAGCGGTTCCACCTGCCTGAACCGTGATGTTACTACTGGCGTGGACCGCGGCATTGCCACTAGCGGTGATAGACGCGTTCCCAGTAACGTTGACAGTCCAGTCGCCATTGGAATTCGTGACGTCCCCGTTGACCTGCGTGATGCGCTTGCCGTTAGCGTCGATATTGATTTGCGCGCCGCCCTTCGTGATGAAGGTATAGGTATGGTTCGTCATATCGTACTTGACGATGTTACCATCCGGGTCCTTGAAGCCCCACACGTTCGGATCGCTGAAGTCCGCGTTCACATCGGCCTTGACTTGCACCGGCGAGTACAGAGCGTTGTGCTCATCACCGTTCTGCAACTCGATCTTGATCTTGCTGCCAACCGCCGGACTGCCGTAGGTTCCGTACTGTCCGTTAGCGCCAGTACCGAAGCCGAACGGGCTGTCCTTGTGCGGACCAATCCAGGGCACTTCACCGGCAGCGCTGTCATACAGACCAGGCACGTCGGCCTGTACTCGATGGAGGCCTAACGGATCTTGATTGTTGGTCACGGTTCCCAAGTAATAGCCGGAGCCGTACTCCTCGGAATGTGATACTGTGTCGTTGGCTGTGTGGAAGGCCATGATCAACCCGATGTGTAATTAGAATTCGTGCCCTGCCGTACTCCCAGCAACTTCTCAGCGTAGTTGGCACCGACGATCAGAAAGGCTTTGGCTGAGATGATATACGTCCCGGCGTAGGCCACATCCTGCTTCTGGTTCTCGGTATCCACTGCGAAGGTGAAGGTATCGAACAGTTGCAACGTTGTCGGAGTGGAGATGTTGAACTCAACACTCAGACTGTACGTGTTGGCAAACCGCATGTTCTGATAGACTGCGCGCTCGTAGTTCGTGTGGACGTTGCCAACGTCGATAGCGCTGAAGGTACGGTAGCCCTGCTGGATCTTGTCTTTGATAGCTACGTTGAACAGCGGACTATTGCTGTCCGGCGTGAACGTCACCTGATCGTGCATAGTGTGCGTGTCGTCGCCAATCATCGACTGCTGGACCCGGGTATTCTGGTAGCCAGTCATCTTGTTGTTAAGCCCAGACTTGGCTTGCGGCTGGTAGTCAGTAGCTGTGAACGCGCCGATGAGGTACTGGCCCAGAACAATCTTGGCAGACGGATCAGGCAACGTGTTCACATCCTTGTACTTCATTCCCCCGACAGGATCCACACCCAGAACCATGTATGATCCATCGTTTGCGTATCCGCGCTTCGCCACTTGCTTGGCGAACTCACCGTAGGTTCGGTTGCGAGGCATCCACAGTTGCGAATCGTTTGTGGCGGTGCCGCTATACGGGATACCGCACGTCGAAGCAATCTGAGACAGGACATCGTCGCTCGTACCACGAACACCTCCAGTAGCAGTGCCCGTCCAGTAGCGAGGGGCGTCGTAGTAACCGTCCACCTCGTACTCAAACGACGAGCCGTTGAACTGCTTCACGTGATGGAACTTGCGGAAGTTATACGTGACTGTGGCAGCGGCTGACGGCTTGACCACCACGCGGATCGGAATGGCATCCTGCAACTCTAGCTGGTCCAGAGAGTGGATTACGTCGATGAGCTTGAAGTGCACGGTCGGAAGGAACGTCTTGGTCGAATAACCAACGTGCAGAAAGGCCAGCGTGTTAGTACCCGGATCCAGCGGATACTCCACGTTGTTGATGAAGATTGCTACTTCCAACCTTCCGTTTACGTTATAGCCCATGCTATCCTCAGATGGTCAATGTCTGCTGCTGATTGTTCTGCTGCTTCGACAGATACGCGATAACGTCTGCCTTGGTTGGCACACGAAGCACCAATCCGACAGCAAGATCCGAGATCGGGTCGGACAGACCGTTGTATGCCAGAAGGGCGCGCCACAGTGACGTGTCCCCGAACAAGCGGAAGGCCAGACCCGGCAGATTAGCGACGTCGGTGGACTTCAGCTGGATCTGCGTGTTAGGCTGCACGTTGAAGCGCAGATTCTTGTAACCCGATTTGAACTTGTCGTAGTTGCCACTGTTATCCAGCGGCGTGTAGCGACTCCAGTTGTAATCGCCGGTGTAACCGTCCATGATCTATCTCCTACAGGTGGAAGCCGAATGAACTGGCGGCTTTCGAGGCAGCGCCAGATGCGGCTTGGAATGCGTTCTGACCGACGCTGGAAATTGCGTTCGGAATGCTGAACCCGAAGTTGTCGGCACCGCTGGTGGTCCCACCGTTAGGATTCAGGAACAACTGATCCAAGTCCGACTGGACCAGCATGAAGAGTGGCTTGAATCCGACCATCACCTTCGCGTGGTGCGGCAAGCCAGTCTGCGCATCGAAGTTGGAACTGAACGTCTGCTGCACGTTCGTGATGACCACGCTATCGAAGAACATGTAGTTACCGATGCGGATGCTGATCTGATTCTTGATACGCGACTTCCAGTAAGCGGACGTACCGAGACTGGGGTTCTGCTGCAAGCTCGACTGAATGGTCGAGTTAGCCCCGTCGTTAGACGTCGTTGCACTGTTACTCAACGTGCCTAGTTGCGGGGACACACCGATAGCGCTGCCTACTTGGTTGACGACATCCTTGCCAAGATTCGTCGCGGTGTTCCACAGACCTTTGGCAACCGTACCGAACGTGGTGCCAGCGCTTTTGATACCGTCAGCGGCGGTCCCCACCAACTGCGACAAGTCCATGGACGGGCCGGGCTGTTGCAGCAATCCGAACGTGGAGTTGATTGAAGGCATCGTCAACTTCAACAGGTTCAGAATCGGCTGCCGCACGTCGGCATCCGGATCCGTTTCGGTGTGGAACTCCAATTCGATCGACAGGTCCGAGTCCTGATTACCAGACCAGATCTGAGCCGTAAGCGCTTGCACCGACAGCTTGGTGCCGAACAACGCCATCGCGTCGTTCAGCTTCTTGTTGCCTGAGAGCCCTTGTGCGAACGGTGTGTCGTAAGTGGCACGAGCATCGAACGCGAAGCTATCAGGCATCGGTGCAGTCACGACGATAGGCTGTCCGCCGTTGCTCGGCTGCGTCTGTTGAATGACGCACAGATAATTCGTATTTGCCATTGTAAACCCCAATCAATCAAGCGTTGACTGCTATGAGAACACCCTGCGGTCCGCGAATCACAGTGTTCCCGTTTGATCCGTCCTTCGAAGCGACGACGTTGCCGTTAGCCATCCGCTGACCAGGAGCTGACGCCGTGCCATTGTTAGGTTTCCCGTTGGGCTGCGTGGTCGCCCCGTTCTGCATCGCTACCTGTGCGTCTGGAAGTGACGACGTCGCACCCTGCGGATACTGCGTATTGTTTGCCAGCTGGACCAGCGATGCCTTTTCTGATTCGGCACGCTTACGCAAACCTCCCCACAGCGTAGGGCTCTTCGAGAACAGCTTCTCGGTGTTCGCGTATTTGTAGTCCTGGATAGCAGCGACGATCTGAGCGTCTGTCCACTTCTGCCAGTCCTGACCAGCCAGCGCTCCCTGCACGACCTTCAGAGTTAGGCCACGCATCTGCACAGCCGTCGACCAGATGTTATCCTGTACCGCTGGACCACGGTCGCTGAAGTCGAAGCCCGCCTGTTTCAAGCGGCGCATCTGCACATCGTAATACTGACCCTTGATGAAGTCGTGCTGTGCCTGTCCAAACGCTGGATCCTTTGCCAGTTCCTTCCACTTGGCATTAAACGCATCCGTGGCTGGAACCAGACCTTCGAACTCCTTACCGTATGGCGTGTTCTTCAGGAACTCCTGCACACCACCGGTCTTCGAGCTGAACTGATAGATACCGTAGGACACACCACCCAAGTCGCCAGCGCCGGACGAGATAGTGCCAGCACCACCTGAACCAGACTCGAAGCGCTTGGACGTCTGACCGAGACTCCAGGCACCACTCTGCGTGATTGCACGAATAGGAGCACCCGCTTCGCCTGGAGCTCCGGCCGCGATAGGGGCTCCGGCCATGCCTTCCATGCGAACAGGACTTTCCAGCAGTGCATCCGCTTGATCAGCGAGATTGCTCTTATCCGCATTGGCATCTTTCAGTGAATCCTTGTTACCCTTGAAGAACATGTCCCATGCCGCGTAACCAAGGACCGCAGCACCACCCAAGACTACGATAACCGGCCACAGTTCAGGGTTCAGGCCGATGAAGCCCAACACTTCCATGAGCACTGGACGCACCAACCATTCGACCATACCCATCATGCCGCGTACGATAACCTCTTTGACTATCCACTTCACGAAGCGAAACACTGCGCGCACTGCCGTCTTGACCACCCATTTCACGATCTTCTTCAGCGCCCACTTGGTAACGCGTTTCAGCAGACTGTCGCCTTGGCGTACCCGCTTGGCTTCAGCTTCATCAGCATCGGCCTCTTCGTCCAATCGCGACTGGATGAACGCTTCCTTGGCTGCTGCCTGTACTCGTTCCCAGTCAGCTTGCTCGTCATCGTGATTAGCGAAGTGCGTAACCACACCCTGGAAGGTCCAGGCCATGTAGTCACGCTTCTCCTGCTCGCGAGGTACGATAACCTTGTCGATAAATGACGACAGGTCCATAAACGACTTGGGGTTATCGACCGCAGTGCTGTCTTCCTTCGGTTCTCTGAAGGGCACCAGAGCCGTTGCGTCCGTCAGAGTAACCATATTAGTTCACGAGGAAAGTAGAGTTCATCAATGGCAGACTATCATCAATGCCTGACTGGAAGCCGAAGCTTGACCCACCAATCTTCGGTGAGCCTACACCCGGAGCGTTGCTACCAGTTCCAGCCGGACCACTCGGTGAGCTGGCTCCAGGCGGCGGCGTGGATGTTCCCGGATTTACCTTGACGGTAGTGCCCGGATTCGACACCGTCGAGTTGGTGATGCTACCGGCATTGGCCTGATTGTTGACGGTCGAGCGGTTGCCTCCGACGTTAGCACTCGACGACGCGGTCACCGTAGTGTTGGCGTTGACGCTGGTAGTGTTGGAGTTGCCACCCTTGTTCGCATAGTAGCTCGGATTGCTCGTGGCGTTGGCTACGTCGCTCTTCACCACGTTCTCATCACCGAGCTTGATGCCAAAGAAGTTGCCGATCTTCGACTGCCACGACTGATGCGCACCCGGATCTTTGGCTTCCGGTAGCTTGGCTCCAGGATGCTGGTCCTTCAAGCCCGCGTCCATCTTTGCCAGTTCAGCCTGTACCTTCGGATCTTGTAAGCGCTGCGCGTTGGACTTGGTGAGCTTGGCACCACCGTGATCCTTGGCTGCGTCTACTTCAGGCTGCTCGATCTTCTTGTTGAGCCCGAGCTTCTCGAGAACCCAATCAATGATCGTCTTGCCCTGATCCTTCATGTACTCCCACGAAGAGACCGCCATCTTCTTGATGTTATCCCATGTGAGGATCTTCTGAACCGTTTCCGCCAATCCAGTGAACAACTGCGGGTCCATGATCATGGCGGCCAACACACCACCCAGACCCTTCAGCCATGAACTAGTGTCGTCCTTCTCCTTCTTGGACTTCTTGCCTGAAGACTTATCGCCGAACTCATTCTTCAGGGCGCGGGCGACGGCGTTGGCATTCTCTTCAGCCTTATCCGATTCACCACTCTTGTGACCGTTCGGGTTAGCCAGGAAGTCCATCAGCTGTTTGTACAGCGACGTCTGGTCGTTAGCCGCATTGGTGATCGCAGCTTCCGTATTCGGAGACAGCGATACCACGTCTGCACCCTTGACGGTACTGCCTTGAGTAGCAGTGTTGCCTGTCGGCATATCGATGACGTCGGCTGCCGGAGCGCTATCACCTTCGCGATTGCCGCCAACCAACGACATCGCACGATTCAGCACTGAAGGCTGTTCTGCTAGGTGCCAGTCGTTGCTCTGATACGGGACCAGCGAGTTACCGCCACCCGAAGGTCCCGACAGAAGCGGGGTATTGGCGTGATGTCCAATCTCGCCGTTCCCCATCGCAGTGCGTTCCCGCTTGATGGACGCCGCCAGATCGCGCAACGTGTGTTGAAACACGTCGGCAA